GATGTGACCACTATCGGTCAAACGGTTTCTGGCACAGCACCTTTCCGGGCTTATATCCCTGGGTTTGCTGATGGATCGGGTTCTGCCACGGTTTACACGACCGATGACGACACCACGCTATCCAGCCGTCTGATTGAAGACGTGATCAAGCGTGAGCAAAACGGTGCAACGATGAAGCTTTACATCGACCAAATTTTGTCTTCTGGAACGCCAGACGACACAGCTAGCCGTTCAATTGAGGTTCCAGTCATCTTGACTTCAGCCAGCTTGAACGTGAACCCAGACGATGGACAAAGCGTGGAAATCGCTTTCCGTCCTAGTGCTGCTCCTACCTTCGACCTCAGCAAGTCCTGATAGTCGATTATTCGGAGAATATAACGCCCCGGTTCGCCGGGGTTTTTTATTTGTTGTTTTCAACTGCTACACTAAAGCTATAAAACAATCATTGAAATGGCTGCAGCTCTTCGCGCAATTGACCGTTTACGCAAAGCCGCGAATCTAGAACCTGCCAAAAAAGAAGTTGAACTTTCGGATGGTTCAGTATTTGAAATGTGGGTAGCGCCGCTGACGATGGCAGAACGTGAGCGTGCTCAGAAGCAAGCAAAGTCTGATGATGCAACAGCTTTTGCGCTCCAGCTGCTGATCAATAAAGCTAAGGATGAGACTGGTCAGCCTTTATTTAAGTTTGGCGAAATCGATGTCCTGAAGAACGAGGTCAAGGACAAGGATCTGCAAGTTTTGATGCTTGCTGTTCTTTCGGACGATAACGAGGACACCGAAAGCGACATGAAAAGCACTGCAGAGTGAGATCAAGAAGGATCCTTCTCTGCAATTTCAGTTCTTTCTAGCGGCAGAGCTGAAGATGACGCTTGGTGAGCTTCGCGCTCGAATGGGGCAAGAAGAGATGTTTGGCTGGCACGCATATTTCACGTATCGAGCGGAGCAAGAGGAGAAGGCGTATCAGGACGCGAAGCGTCGAGTCCGTTAATATGGGGATATTGTCGTAGTGGACCTTTGTGGCTTATAAGACCGAGATCCAGATTGGCGTAAAGGGAGCCGCCCAGCTAGATAAATTAAGCAGGCAAGTAGCTGTTTTAAATCAAGAGATTAATCGTACTAACTCCAAATTTAGTCAAGGCATTCAATCCTTAGAACGATATAGCCTAGCTAGTCAAAAGGCTTCCAGTAATCTGCAAAGGGTAAGGCAGACTGTAGATGCTGCAGGCAATGCAACTGGAAAGTATAAGGCCGCGATTAATCAGTTGGTTTCTGCTCGTATGGCAGAAAATAGAGTCCAAGAGCAAACCAACAAGCTTCTTGAAAGAGAAATGAGGCTTAGAGAAAGAGCCAGCATTATGCGACAAATACCCAAAGCCGTTGCGACTACACAGTTTGATAAACCTATAGGCCCTCAACCAAAAGGCGCTAAATCCGGGGCAAATAGCGCATTAGAGACAGCAGGTCAGTTTGGTCTTGGTACAGGATTCCCGCTGTTGTTTGGTGGTGGAGCGGGACAAGTTATTGGTGGCGGCCTCGGCACTGCGTTAGCTGATGCGTTTGGCTTGGTGGGACAGGCCGCGATGGGCCTTCAGATTGGATTGTCGGCAATTATAGGCAAGACCGAAGAGCTTATTACTCGTTTTAAGGATGTAGGTAATGCAATTAACTCGCTAAGCATGGACGCCTTGGCGAGCAGTTTCATCACGGTGAATGAAGAAACAAGAACTTTGGTGCGGCGGTTGATTGAAGCTGGACATGCCGAAGCCGCAGTTTCCGTTGCAGCAAATGAGGTTTACAAGCAGACTCGCTTAGCCCCAGATGCGGTCAGCGATATTACTAACAATTTAAATGTTCTTTCGAACGTATGGGATGAGGTTGTTGCAGCCGTAGCAGGTCTCGTTTCGCTTGTGACTAAAGATTTAATAGCTGGCTTGTCCGGTGTTCTTAAATTAGTTTCGCAAATAGCAAAAGGCATGAATGTTGTAATTCAAAAAGCTCAAGAAATATCAGAGACAAAATTTTTCAAGACGCTTTTAGGTACTGTGCCAGTTGTTGGTGGTCCACTCGTGGCTTATGGCACAGCTCTGGAAGAAATTCAAAAAAATACTAAAGGCATTTCTGAAGAAGAACAAAAAGCTTTAGCTCTAGCGAAGGAAAAGGTAGATCAGGTGCAGACTGAAGTTATTCGCAGTAAGGAACTTTACGATATTGAGAAGACTCGAACTAAGGGTAAGACTGCCGCTGAACAGTCAATAAATGCAAAAATAGAAAAAGCAAGGGACCTGAAGGAGCTGCAGTTTGAGACTGAGGACAAGATTTTAGCCATCAGGAAAGAACATGTGGGGGTGGAGGATAGCGTGTTGCAAAAGCTGATAGACGGCGAAACAGCTCTTGCTAAAATAAAACAATTAAGAATTGAAGATAGTTTTGTTGTCGAACAGCAAAATATAGCCCTTACCGCCCAGAGAGAGCTTGAGAAGCAGGCCAAAGAACAGTTAAAGGAAAAGATTCAACAGCACAAAATAGCTCAAGGAGCGATTCAAGCGCAAACAACTCTTTTAGAAGGCCAGGTTCAAATCTTCAACCTGCAGGCCCAAGCTGCTCAAAGCGTATTTGCGGTAACGCAGGCTCGAAATAAGTCTGAGTTAAGCGCATTAAAACTTGAAGAATCCAGGCTGCAGCGTCATCTTGCAAAGCTTCAACGCATTGACGGGTTCTACAACAAGCAACGCGACATAATCAACAAAATTGCTAAAAACAGAAAGAAACAAGCAGAACTGGAATTTAAGATTACAGAGCAATCTATCGAACAGATGGTTGCGAAGGCCGAACTGGAGCGGCAGGCAGTAACCTTCCAGGTTCAGAAGATCAATCTTCAGATTGAGTTATTACGACTGCAAGCGGAAGAAATTGAGGATACACAGAAGAAACTGGAAAGCCTGGCTCGAATTAATCAGCAAGCAAAGATCTCGGAAGAGATAGCGAAGCAGATGGAAGTAAGTGCGGACAGAAGTTTAGCTTCTGCGAAGGAGATCGCTAAGTTCCAAAAACTTAGTGCTCAGCACTTGCTTGACGGCAAGTTGGAGTCAATTGAAGCGGAGCGGGTAGATGCAAGAAGAGCTGTTCATGCAGCGTCGATAGCAAGAGACGCAAAAGCTGCAGCTAGTGCCGCAAGCTCTAGATCAAGTTCGGCTGGGAGTGTTTCTGATTCGGTGAAGAAAGCAACCACTTTGGGTCCAGCGGGGCGCACGACCCAAACAATGTCAACAGCAGGGCCTATCAGTGATGAAGTTAAGAAGCAAGTTTTATCAAGAGCCCCTGTCGGCGGTTACAGGAACCCTGCAGACCTTGTTGAGGCTTTAAACAAGGGAATGGGGTACTACGGGAACGGTGGTCACGTTAGTGGAGCGCAAATAGCAATGATCGGGGAAAAAGGCCCTGAGTACGTTGTCCCAGAGAAGAAAGCAGCTGCATTCGCAACTAATTACTTGATGGGGGCTCGTGGAGCGGGTGCAATTCCTCGTTATGCTGAGGGTGGTTATACCGGATCAATCAATATCCAGACTGGGCCTGTGATGCAGCAAGATAACCAGACATACCTAACAATGGGTCAATTTGAAGAAGGGATGCGAGAATTGACGGAATCTCTTGCACGTGGTGGTCGGAGTTATGGCTCACGTCAGTTCCAGGGGATCTCATAATGAGCTTTAGAGGCCAAGCTCAGTATTTAAGGGTGCACGCTCCAGGTGGAGCGGACTACCAGCTGTGGCAGAACTTCTATGTAAATCAGAACGTCACTGTATCTTCTAAGTCATACAGCTTTTTCCCTTTTACTTGTGACGGTATTACAGAGACTTCTGCTTTAGGAGGGCGATCAATACAAGTAAAGTTTCCTGCGACTTCCTTGGCTGTTAACGCATTTCAAGATGCGTCAAGATTGAAATACTTGTGCGAATTAAACGTTTACGAGTTTGATACTCGGCTAGGCGTTGCCAGCCCTCAATCGGCACAAATTTTGATTGCAAGCTTTGTGGGGTATGTTTCTAGAATGAATGGTTCGTTTACTGCGCTTAGAGTAGAGCTTGGCTCAACGCTTGCGCCTATTGGAGCGCAGATCCCGCCACTTACCGCAACTAACGCTTTAGTTGGAGTCCCCATCCAGATATGACTCTCGAATTTACCGAACCCCTATTTTTACTGTCAGCGCAGACTGGCCTGTCTGTGTCCGAGTTGCAGGCCCAGGCTGCAGAGGGTAATCCAGATGTTTCAGGGCCACAAGCAATTTTAAAGACAGGTGAGCCTATTCCTATTGTTTTTTGTCGTCGTAAAGAAATTAATTCTGTGCAAACGGGCGGAGCAATGATTGCTCCAAAAGCGACTGAGGGCTTTTTTACAAACGATCAAGTCGTAACCGAGATTGACACCAGTAATGCTTGGGCTGCTACTCAGGTAAATGAGGAGATAGTCGTCAAATTACTTTTGGTAGTGAGTCAGGGAGAAATAGGTACAATTCAAGTTAGGGATATGTTTTACGGCAATTGCCGCCGTGGAACGTACAACCAGGCGTATAACGCTCGTGCGGGCAACTGGACCCCAGGAAATACAATCGATGATTATATAGATTTTCATCTTTCACCTAATCAATATGGCGTCTACACATTCCCTGCAAATCCGCAAATAGGCGACTGGTATAAACTTGGAAATCTTATACGTGGCCGAGTAGCTTCTGGAACTGTTGGTGGATATATAACCTACAACATTACCTACAGGGAGCATAAAATGCCTACGTTTTGTGGAACGTCTGGCAGCTACAGCGGTCTGACAACTTTAAGTTTTGAAATATCTCTTGGCGGAAGTACAGATTGGAATAAACAGATAAGTGCTTTCGTAAGGGATGGTCTTCAGGTCACAAGGATAATAGGCGGCGGTACAGGCTCTTCTGACAATTTTGTTGATCTTGCAAAGTATTTGATGCTGCAAAGCGGAAGGTTGCCGAGCGATTTAATTGATGACTCATCACTTAGTATTGCGGCCAATTTTACTGACGCTAATAACTTTTTGTTTAATGGCGTTCTAGCCAAAAGCGAAAACCTATCCGATTGGCTGCAAAAAACTTCATACAATTTTCTGCTGCGTTTGACAAATACTAATGGCAAGTTTGGGCTAAGACCGCGCTTACCGTACAACACAAACTATACAATTAAAACAACAACGATCACGCCAGAATTTACTTTCACGGAGGATCATGTTCTTGGTAATGGTTTCGAGATTGATTTTGTTAGTTTGGAGGATAGGGAGCCCGTCTGCGTGGTAGCGCAATGGCGACAACAGCCCGAGGCTGATTTTGGTTTGGTACGGACAATAAATGTTCGGTATCAAGGCGAAGCGGCATCTGGTCCATTTGTGTCGATGGATCTAAGCGGTTACTGCGTAACAGAGAATCACGCCATTAAGGCTGCAACATATAAACTTGCTACGCGCAAACACGTTACGCATCATCTGCGCTTAAAAGTTCGTGAAAGAAACTACAACAGCACGCTTGTGGTGGGAGACATTGTTCGCGTACGTTTGCAGCGAGAAACTTCTGAAGGGGAAATTCAGCATCATGACAAGGTATATGAGATCGCCAGGATTGAAAAAACTTTTGGCAGTTTAATTAAGTATGATTTGACGCACTTCCCCATAGATAGCCAAGGCCGAAGCATTGTAGCCAAAGCTGTTAACGATGCTGTTGGAGCGGGTAACGTTATTGCCGTGGGACGCAGTACGCACGATTGCGATACCAATAGCTCAACAAGCACAACGACGGTTGGATCGACTACATCAACGCAGGGTAATCCTCCATCGTCTAGTGACACAGAAAGCAATGTTCCTACGCCTGGGGCAGGGGACCAGGACTCGCCATATCCAGGCGGTATATTCAATCCGGTAGACCCGATCGATGAGCCTGGCCAGCCCGGAAGCCCTGTTATTTCGGGCTATACCGGCGCGCCAGTTGCTGGCGATACTTTGACGTTTACGCCAGGTTGCGCGAACCCGTTGATCAAGTGGTATCTCATCGACATCAACACAGGCGTTAAGACTCAAGTGACAAGCGGCGTGGCACAGCCTTACATCGTTTCAACCACAGCGCAACAAGCTGGCGTAAGGGTGTATGCAGAGGGTTGTTGCCCTGATCCTTCTCAACCTGGCGGTTATGCGGTCTGTGTTGAGTCAGATACGGTGGACGTGTTTGATGAAATCATCGATTGCCCTGGTGGTGGCGATGCAGGCGGACAGGGCGGCTCTACAAAAGTCATTAATGTTGGCAGTGCCTTCCCTGGCTCGTTCACCTTTACTTACACTGCTTATACGATTCAGGATCGGTTTGTGATCTCGGGCGCAGCATCACTCGACACAGGCTTTGTCAGTGGCATCAATGTTCCTGTCACTGTTCAAAAAACAAGTGCTAGCAGTTTTATCACTGTGACCGTCTACGCACCCACAGGCGGGACGGCATGGAATTATTCAGTTGGCTGCGCTTCTTAATGGCTGATTTTCCTTCACTGTCACCGCAAAGCAGAAGCTACACACCTGGCTCATTTGCGGTGCGT